AATAGAAATTTTCTATCTCCCGTTGGATTTAAGTTTACCTTAAACAGAACTCCAAAGGTGGCATTTTTTGGCAACTCTGCAAATGTACCTGGAATGACTCTTGGCGTTGCAGAGCAACCAACATACCTGAAGGATATTCCAGTTCCTGGAGACAAAATTGAATTTCAAGATTTTACTTTAAGATTCATTGTAGATGAAAATCTTGAAAACTATATGGAGATTCAAAAATGGATTCGTGGATTAGGATTTCCAGAATCTCTTAAAGAAATATATGACTTGCAGGACAGCAAAAGATATACTGATGCAAACAGAGAAAAGATTATGGACATCTATTCTGATGGTACTCTTTTTATTCTGAATAGCAATAACAACATCAACTTCCAGGTTAAATTCAAAGACATGTTCCCATATCAGTTGACAGATTTGAGTTTTGATGCTACAGATGTTGATATTGAGTACTTTACAGCAGAGGTATCTTTCAAGTATACTATCTACGATATACTAGATAAAAGTGGTAAGGCTTTATGAGTTTTGATTTGGATACCATCCAGAAAATGTGGGTGGAAGATTCAAAAATTGATATTGACAATCTCCATACCGAATCTTTAAATATTCCAATGCTTCACGCGAAGTATTTTGACTTATACAATAACATAGTTCTACTTAAAAAGAAAGCAGAACAACAAAAGAAAAATATTCGTCACGAAAGATATGAATACTTTTCGGGTAAAGCAGATCCAGAAGTATACATAGAAAATCCTTTCCCAAAGAAAATCAGGGACAAGGAGACAATGCAGAAATATCTAGATGCGGATAATAAACTATCTTCAGTATCTCTAAAAGTAGAGTACTATGATACTATGCTAAATTACCTAGAAAGTATTCTTAAAGTAATTCAAAATCGTACATATCAGATTAAAAATGCAATCGAATTTATACGTTTTCAATCAGGATTAGGATAATGGAAGACGATTTTCAGTATTATCATTTAGAACTTCCAATAGAGGCAGTTCGTGTGGTCCATACAGGATTGTCTCAAGCAGTCGAAAAATGGAGTGGTGGTGATCCAGCAGAGCAAGAAGATTTACTTGCAATGAGAGATCACTTCTATAGAATTATGCTTGAACACAGGTTTGAAAATATGTAATAAATATTTTCAGATGAATGGATTTTCGTGATTGATACGTCAGCAAATCTTGTTATATCAAAGTCCAACGAAGTATTTCTAAAAATACAAACAGAACCTCATATTGAATATGAACTCAGGGACCACTTTAAGTTTGAAGTCCCCAATATGAAGTTTATGCCTCAATATCGTAATAGGAATTGGAACGGAGAGATTCACCTATTCGATATGAGATCGAAGCAGATGTATGTTGGTCTGTTAGACAAACTCGTATCCTTTTGCAAGAACTACGGATACACTTATAAATTTGAAGGTAATAAGTTTTACGGACTCCCTTTTGAAATCAATGAGCAAATCTCATTTGAGGGAGTCAAAGACTATATGAACTCTATATGTTCTCACAGTCCCAGAAAGTATCAAATTGAGGGAGTATATGATGCTTTACGACATAATCGAAAGTTATTGATAAGCCCCACAGCGAGCGGCAAATCATTGATGATTTATTCCCTCGTAAGATATTATGTGGATAAAGGACAAAAAATACTCTTAGTTGTTCCAACGACATCTCTTGTAGAACAGATGTATAAGGACTTTCTTGATTATGGTTGGGATGCTGACTCATATTGTCACCGTATCTATTCTGGTCGTGAAAAAAGTAATGATGCACCAGTAACCATCACAACTTGGCAGTCTGTCTATAAGTTAGATAGAACTTTCTTTGAAGACTACAATGTAGTTATAGGAGATGAAGCACACTTATTTAAGAGCAAGTCTCTTATTTCGATTATGACCAAACTTCATCACGCTAAGTATAGATTTGGTTTCACAGGGACTTTAGACGGCACACAGACGCATAAATGGGTGTTAGAGGGAGTCTTTGGACCATCATACAAAGTCACCAGAACAGACGAATTGATGAAACAGGGACACTTATCCCAACTTGATATTCAATGTCTTGTGTTGAAACATTCTCCACAGAAGTTTGAAACTTATGAGGATGAAATACAATATCTTATTTCACATGAACAAAGAAATAAATTTATTACTAATCTATCGTTAGATCTTAAAGGTAACACTCTTGTTTTGTTTAGTCGTGTCGAAGCACATGGAGCAGTGCTCTATGAAAAGATAAATAACAACAAGGGTGAGGACCGTAAAGTATTTTTTATACATGGTGGTGTAGATACAGAAGAAAGAGAATTAGTCAGAGAAATTACTGAACGAGAAAACAACGCAATTATTGTTGCATCGTATGGAACTTTTTCTACTGGTATTAACATTAAGAACCTCCATAACGTTATCTTTGCTTCACCCAGTAAATCGAGAATTAGAAATCTACAATCAATTGGAAGAGTACTTAGAAAAGGAAAAGATAAAACTAAAGCAGTGCTCTACGACATCTCTGATGATTGTACATACAATTCACGGAAAAACTATACTCTGAATCATCTCATAGAAAGAATTAAAATTTATAATGAAGAGAATTTTAATTATGAGATAATCACTATCCAATTAAAAAACTAATATGGAAGAAGATTTTTATGCAACACTTAAACTAAAGACTGGTGAAGAAATATTTGCCAAAGTAGCAGCATCTGAAGAAGATGATAGAACTTTTGTTTTAGTTTCTTATCCAATTATTGTTTCAGAAGTTAAAACCAGATCTGGTAAGCAGTTTGGTTATAAGATGGAACCATGGTTGAAAACTACATCTGATGATATGTTTATTCTTAAATTAGAAGATATTCTCACAATGAGTGAATCTTCTGATATTGAAATGATTTCAATGTATCAATCTTATGTAAGACAAACCAGTAAACTTACTGGAAATATTTCTAAGACAAAGATGTCTAGAAAGATGGGATATATCTCTAACGTAAATGATGCTAAAGAGATTCTAGAAAAACTCTATAAGAATAGCTAAGCTACTCTGTCCCTATCAACCCTAACAAGGATATTCTAATGGTCATTTGAGAACTTGTCAACTATTTGTTTGAATGGTATAATCAATACATAATAATGAGCAATACTTATGATATCCACAGCAGTTATGGCTAAAAGAAAAAGGTCAGAACATTATGTCAACAATAAAGAGTTTCTTGCTGCTTTGATTGAATATCGTTCTGATGTTGAACTTTCGTATATGAAAAAGTTCGGCAAGAACTTACAAGAACAAGACAAGTCTGAAAGAGCAAAGAGATGGGACACCAAACCCCCTATTCCACGCTACATTGGAGAGTGTTTCCTGAAGATTGCTAACCACTTGTCATTCAAACCAAACTTTGTTAACTACATGTTCAAGGAGGACATGATTTCTGATGGAATCGAAAATTGCGTTCAGTACGTTCATAATTTTAATCCTGAGAAATCCCAAAATCCTTTTGCTTACTTTACGCAGATCATTCATTATGCGTTTCTCCGCAGAATCCAAAAAGAGAAGAAGCAACTAGAAATTAAGAACAAGATTCTTGAAAGAACTGGTTTCGACCAAGTGTTTGAAGGTGGTGTTGACAATTCGGATTATTCTGATTACAATAGCATCAAAGATGCAGTGTATACCAAACTTCGTTATTGATGAAAGTAGCAATTATCACTGACCAACACTTTGGTGCGAGAAAGAATTCTAAACTTTTTCATGATTATTTCCTGAAGTTCTACAACGACGTGTTTTTCCCAACGCTGGAACAGTATGGGATTACCACCGTTGTGGATATGGGAGATACTTTTGACAGTCGCAAAGGAATTGACTTCTCTGCACTTTCTTGGGCAAAGACTAATTACTACGACCGTCTTCAAGAGATGGGTATAAAAGTTCATACAATTGTTGGTAATCACACTACATATTACAAGAATACCAACGATATCAACTCAGTAGACTTGCTTTTGCGAGAATATGACAATGTTGAGGTGTACTCTGAAGCAACTGAAGTGAAGTTGGGTAAACTCAAAACATTGTTTATTCCGTGGATCAATGCAGAAAATCAGGACAAGACTTTCAAACTTATTGAAAGTTCGGTTTGCAAGGTCGCGATGGGGCACCTTGAACTCCAAGGATTTAGAGTTAATAAACAAATCGTCATGGAGCATGGTCATGATTGCGAGTTATATTCAAAGTACTCCAAGGTCTTCAGCGGTCACTATCACACTCGATCGGATAATGGACGGGTATACTACCTGGGAAATCCATACGAAATGTTCTGGTCAGATGTTGGTGATCGGAGAGGATTCACCATCTTTGATACAGAGACTCTGGAACACACTCACGTAGATAATCCTCATAGAATGTTCTATAACATTTACTATGAAGACACTGCACACCAGACATTTGATACGAGAGAGTATGCGAACAAGATTGTAAGAATTATTGTTCGTAAGAAGAGTGATATCAATAATTTTGAAAAGTTTGTTGATAAACTTTATGCTTCTAACATTGCAGAACTCAAGATTGTAGAGAACTTCCAAATTCAAGAGAATGAGGAGTTTGAAGCATTTGAGTCAGAAGACACTTTGTCTATCTTGAATAGATATGTAGAGGAGGCAGAAATCAATCTTGATAAATCAGTAGTACAAAAACTTATTTCTGAAGTCTATCAAGAGGCATGTGAGATGGTATAATGTTTATTTTAACAATTAACGGCAGAGAACAAGATGGTGCATATAGTGTCATAGACGACGAAGGAAGTCAGACTCTGTATATTTTTGAAGAAGAAGATGATGCCGTTAGATTTGCCATGATGCTTGAAGAGGAAGAATATCCTGAAATGCATGTGATGGAAGTCGATGAAGATGTAGTTATATCTGTTTGTGAAATGCACGAGCACAAATATGCTATAATTACAAAAGATGACCTTGTGATTCCCCCTGAAGTAAATGATACTCTTTGAAAAAATCCGTTGGAAGAACTTTCTTTCTACAGGTAATCAATTTACAGAAGTTGAACTGAATAAAGAATCTACCACTCTTATTATTGGTAATAACGGTGCAGGTAAGTCAACCATTTTAGATGCGTTGACTTTTGTGCTGTTTGGAAAATCTTTCCGTAAGATTAATAAACCACAACTCATCAACTCTACAAACGAGAAGGATTGTATTGTAGAGATTGAATTTACAATTGGTTCTATTGACTGGAAGGTTCGTCGTGGAATCAAACCAAACGTATTTGAAATTTATAGAAACGATAGTCTTCTTGATCAAAATGCTTCTGCAGTAGAGCAGCAGAAGTTTCTGGAACAGTCTATTCTCAAGATGAACTACAAGTCTTTTACACAGATTGTGATTCTTGGTAGCAGTAACTTTGTTCCTTTTATGCAACTGACTGCAGCAAGTCGTAGAGAAGTTATTGAAGATCTTTTGGATATTAAGATCTTCTCTTCAATGAACACTATTATTAAAGAAAAGATTCGTGGATTGAAAGATGAAATCCGCACTTTGGATTTGAAGAAAGAATCTATCAACGATAAAGTTAATATGCAAGAGAACTTTATTGAAGAAATTGAAAACCGTGGCAAGAAAAATATTGAGGACAAGGAAAATAAAATTAAAGGTCTTTTGAATGAGGAGAATGACCTTGTAAATGCTTGCGGTGGAATGACTGAAGAACTTGAAGGTCTTAATAAAAAAGTTGAAGAGTATTCTGGTGCCACAGCAAAACTTCGCAAACTTGGCAATTTAAAGGGAAAGATTTCTAACAAAGTATCAACTATTACTAAAGAACATAAATTCTTCACACAAAATACGGTTTGTCCCACCTGTACCCAAGAGATTGAAGAATCGTTTCGGTTAAATAAAATTAGTGACGCTCAAGATAAAGCAAAGGAGTTGCAATCTGGTTACAAAGAACTGGAAGAAGCAATTAATATGGAGGAAGAGCGAGAGCGCCACTTTTCTGTTCTATCAAAGGAGATCGTTTCTTTAACACATGGCATTTCTCAAAACAATGTTCGGATATCTGGATGTCAACGACAGGTCAGAGATCTGGAATCGGAAATTCAAAGAATTACCGAACAACTTGCAAATAGAAATATTGAGAATGAAAAGTTAGACGGATTTAAGGAGGATCTAAAAAAAGTTTATGATGACTTATCTGGAAAGAAGGATCTGATTCAATATCACGACTTTTCATACTCCTTGTTAAAGGACAGCGGTGTAAAATCCAAAATTATTAAGAAGTATCTGCCTCTGATTAATCAGCAGGTAAACCGTTACCTACAGATGATGGACTTCTACATCAACTTTACATTGGACGAAGAGTTTAATGAAACCGTACAGTCTCCGATTCATGAAGACTTCTCTTATTCTTCTTTCAGTGAAGGTGAAAAACAACGTATCGACCTAGCACTTCTCTTCACTTGGAGGGAAGTTGCAAAATTCAAAAACTCAACTAATACAAACCTCCTCATTCTTGATGAGGTTTTCGACTCCTCTCTTGATGGATTTGGGACAGAAGAGTTTCTCAAAATCATCAGGTATGTGATTACAAATGCAAACGTCTT